AAGGTTTGATCTACATTGACACTGAAAGCAGTACTAGTGACAGCATCACCAGTTGACTGGAAATTCAAAACAGGAGATTGTGCTGAAACTTGCTTACTATCTGTCTGATCATAAGTTGATTGGTTATAAGAAAGACTTCTATCTTGGAAGTACTTAATAACTCTAGTATCAATATCATAAGAAGCAACATAACCTCTGGCAGTACCCACTCCAGAAATATTCTGCTCAATTTGTGTTCCAATCCCAAGTGCTTGGGATGTATTACCTGAGAATTTAAATGCCTTTAAAGCAGAGAATTCAGAGGTCTGTAAATAATTTGTTCCTGCCACTCCAATTGCAGTTGGATTTCTAACTAACCCAACCTGTGCAAATACAGTATCAGAAGCAAAATCATATGATGATGCATCAAAACGAGTATAAATTAGAACCTTATCAGTTCCAAGTTCTTTATACACATTAAAACCATGCCCACTTGAAGGTGGAATTATAGGTGTCAATTTGGCAAATTTAGTAGCAGAACCATTGATCGAAGAAAGATCAACACGAGCATAACTATAATCTTTACCACCACTAGTGACTTGTGCAGAAATAATTTGACCTTGGGTATTGGTCAATACTCTACATTTACCACCACTACCATCACCAACAATATCAACTTCAATAGGACTTGACAAGAAACTATAACCAGTTCCTGCTTCATCAATAGATACTACTTTAATTTGGTTATTATTTGATTGTGAATCACCATTGTCTCTGACAACTTTAATGTCAGACTCAGTGGATGACTCCCACTCATTAGGAACCGCAATATACTCAGTAGAGTCAAATTTCACGATATCCGCAGGAGGAACTGTAAACAGATACTTCCATGAATACCCATCACCACTAACACCAGCAGTAGCTGGTTCAAGATCAGTAAAACTTGGTTCATCTAAAGATGCACTGGCAATAGTTGAAATACCAGCAGCACCATTATTAATACAAATATAAACTCTATAATCCCTATTCATCACATAATAGTTGGATGAATAAAGTCTACTAGAGTTAGAAACTAAAGAACGATTGTTAGTACTATAATCATGTCGGTACATATCATATGATGTACCTTTAGTCCAAGTAATTTTCCTAACCAATCTTCTTACATCACCAGGAAAGATCTTCCTTCCAAATAACATAGTATCATACACATGGTTATTGTAATTGATACTATCAATTGGCGAAGGTGGTTCAACAGTAGTGCTGTTCCAAGTATCAGTTCTACCAAATCCAGAAATGGTTGGATTTGCCAATCCCAAAAACGAGTAGTATGAATTATTACCGCTAGTAATATCATCCATGAAATTATTAGCGTTTATGATCCTAAATTGATCGGTTATAATTGCTGACATTACTATCGTTTAATGAGAGTGCAAACTTTTTTTGTATTTATAAGGTTTTTCCAAGTGCTCCTGTGTACCTAAGACCAGTATTGATCCTCTTAGCGATTGGATAATTGTCCAAATCAGGATTATACTCAAGTCCTTTAGTACTGAAACTAATTGGACGGGCTTGATCTCTTTGTGAATTAGAGAATCTACCCCATGTAATCAATGCAGTAGGATTTGCAGTTGATCCAACACCAACTAATCCTGTAATATCAGTTCCAGAATGGATGTTACATGTGATAACACCTGTTCTAGCACTTCCATCCCATGATAATGCATGAGCATAGTATATATTGTCAACTTCAAAGGTACTAATACCAATAGGATCAGAATCATGAGCATCAACACTGGTTATAACACCTGCTGCAGGTGTTATTCCTGTATTATAAAGTTTGAATGGATATCCAGTTGAGAATCCAGTAACATAAGATGAATTTTCAGAATTAACTAAGTTGTTAGTATCCAATTGAATAACAAGTCCAAGATCAGTACCAATACCAGCAGAAGTAGTAATACCAGTAACAACACCAATGTATCCTTGAACATCTTCATCCAAAGGATCTACATCATTCCAAATTTCCCAGTTAACACCTGCTTGTGCAGTTGTACCAATACCAACACCGTAAATATAAAGTCCAAATGGATCATTTAATAATCCATCAAGATCTCTGAAGTTTTGAGTATTATCAACAAATACGAAAGTATCAGTAGCAGCAACACCAGCAATAATATTTACTGTAGGAGTAATCTGCGCTTCAAGAGAATCTCTTGCTTTAGACACTATTGCTCCACCAAATACTCTATCAACTTTTTGCTTATTCCATCTAAGTGGTTTATAGTTATCATTATTAACACCAGCACCTTGATAGAATGGTGTTTCTACAACAGATGCTGTAGTTACATTAACAACTATTCTTGGTTCTTGTTGTGCGAAATTGGTGTTATCCTTAGCAACCCTATTTAATTCTATTTCAGAACTCTTGAATAGTTCTAAATCATCACCAACCTTAATTAATTCATTAACATCAAATAAAGCACTATCAGTTCCAACTGTTCCTCTATAGAAGAAAATAAACACATCATCATTTACAGTAGGAGGTGTTTCAAAGGAAACTGATGTTCCTCCATTAAATGTATAATGCTTATTAGGTTCTTGAAGAACACCATTGACAAATATTAGAAGAACTGGTGCTAAATCAATTTGTCTAGAATCAATATCATTATTATCAATTTCAAAACTTATTAGTTGCTCTTGATAATAGAGTGGATATCTTGTTCTAGCACCATCTTGATATGCCTTGATATTATCAATATAATCAATATTACCAAACTGCCATGATGCGATATCATCACTAAAGATATCAAGTACTTCAATTTCAAATGGTTCAAAGTCATCACCTGCATTAGGATCAGTTGATAATCCAACAAGATTAAACTTATCACCTATCTTAAATCCATATCCAAGTTTTGAGAAATTCCATCTTTGAACTTCAAATAGTTTAAATTCTGGAGATGTTGATAACCCAATGAAACTAGTACTTACTCCTATGATATCAATTGTTATTGAACAACCAACACCAGTAGTTGTAGTATTACCAAGTCCTTCTCTGTAACTACCCTGAATACTTAGATACTCACCATTTGGTTGTGGTGCTTTAATAGTAGCATTTTCAGTAAATCCAGTACCACCATTAGATACACTAAAGATTAGAGATCCACCAGCACCAACAATTGCAGTAATGGTTTCACCACTTCCTACAGTATCATGAGCGCAGATAGTATCAATTGTTCCAAGAGTTGTCTTATATCCAGAACCAAATGTCAAATTATGCCAAGGAGCAACAGTACCACCGCTATTATAAGAGTGATGAATAGTACTAATACCAGCGTTGATCTTGAATGTTCTAGTGGAAACAATACCAGTTATATCCAATGTCTGATCATAATCAGGGTAAATGTTAGTTGTTAAACCAACTCTTACTGTACCACCGCCTGTATAAGGATGTGCTAGTGTAGATACACCAACGAATGTTGTAAAGGATGTAGTAGTTCCTACAGACCTTACAGTGTAATAGTAACCTTGAACACCGCTAGGATAAGTCTTAGCACCATATGTACATGTAACCCCAATACCTGCTAACTTAAAGTTCTCAGGTTTTACTAATCCATGATTAGCAGCAGTAAACTGTAAGATACCTGTTGATGGATTGTATACTGCATTTGTTGGTGTTAGAGCAGCACCAGACCAAGAATCAATATAAAGTGTGCTTGCACCAGCACTTACAAAGGAATGAGCATAATTGCCACCATACTGAACTGCACCAGTAGTAGCACCAGTAAAGGTATGAGCATAGTTACCACCGCTAGTTACTGCGTTAGCTGCTTCATGTCCTGCACCAATGTCATAACGATGCTCAGTTGTGTCAGTTGAAACACCAACTTGAAGAGTAATATATCCAGTCTGTTTCTTAATACCACCTGTTGTTGCACTATCAAAGGTATGTGCATATTGATCGTTAGGACCAGTCTTACCAACATCTACCGCAAATGTATTGACAGTAGTACTTGCTATTGATACCCACTTACCATGAATAGGATCTGATACACGAGGATATGCGTGAGCAATTCTATAATGATCTCTAGCACACTTCAGTGATATCGCTCCAGTATCAAATTTAACCCTATCACTATTCATGAATCCATGACCAGCAACAGTAACTGTCATAATACCTGCTACAGGATCATATACAGCGTTTGTTGGGGTAACACTAGTAGATCCTACTGAGTGAATACCAATTGGTTGATCGAATGCTCTATCACGCTTCTGATCCATGCTACCAACACCAGCAGCTTGGAAGGTATGTCCATAAGCACCACCACCATGAACCTGTGATCTCTTAATAGCACCAGTTACACCAGACGCAAATATATGATCTGATGTATCAGGAGAACTCATACCATTAGTTCTAAAGGTATTAGTCGTTACATTAGAAACCTGAATCCACTTACCACTGTAAGGATCTGTCTCTCTAGGATATGCATGAGTCGTGCTGTGCTCATCCTTAGCACATGTGAAGGTAACTGCACCAGTATCGAATAGAACCCAATCACCATTGGTAAGACCGTGATTAGCAGATCTAACTGTCATGATACCTGCAGCACCATCATATTGTGTACCAGATTCAGCAGTTAACCCTTCATGCGGTACATAATGATGAGTTGAAATATTTGTAGACGGTGTTGACGCTAAAACTTGGAACGAAATTGAATTTGCGCTCGTAGAAGCAATAGAAACCGCAGTTGTAAATCCAGGATCACTAGATCTTGGATAGTAATGTAAACTCTGGTATGTGTCTAAACCACATCGGAATGATAAAGATTCAGGTGAAA